GCCGCCGCTCCGTCGTCGTCGTCCTCCGCCGCGATGTCCAGGAGGGCACAGACGTTGTACCGCTTGAAGTACGTGAGCGCGCTCCCCTGCTCTTGCGGCTTCGGGTACGTCGGGATGGGATAGTCCGACGCCATCCATTCCCCGCTCTCGTGAAGCAGGGTCGTCGTCAACACAAGGTGTCCCTCGACCGGCGCCAGGGAATGCACGATGGAAAGGCCGTGCGCTCCGAGGGCTGTCTTGTAGGAGTCCTTCACCGCGCCGAGATCTGCGTACTTGTACGAATACGCGCCGAGCTTGGCTTCCTTGGTTTTCTTGGGGGACTCCATCTCCCCCTGGGCGAGCACCAACGCCTTGGCCAGCGCCGTGATCGAGTCGCTTCTACGCATGATTCCTCCAAGCGAGGCGCATCTACTCCCTCCTCTCGTTTCTCCAAGAGCGGCCGGACACCACGTCTCCGACCGTCTCGCGGTGAAGTCCGAAGTCCTGCGCGATGCTCATGCATGTCCGCCCGGTGGCAGCGAGCCGCCGAATTTCGCGCACCATGTCCCAATCGAGCTTGGCCCCCGTCTGGGCACCGGCCGGCGGGAGTCGTGCGGTCCGCGCGCTCGTCTTCGTCATCTCCGGGATGTAAAGGCCGAACAGGAATGCGGGGGCATTGAGCGCGCCCAGGTGCGGCGGCCAAGCCATCGGCGGCCCCTCCGTCCATGCTCGTGATCCGCACTCACACGGCGGACGAGTCTCGAAGGGCTCCGTAGCGACCTGTCCACACTCTCGGCAGCGGATTTCGCCCGGAGCACGCCGTTGATAGCCGTCAATCACAACCGGCATTCACCTCTCCTCGTGAGCTAATCGCTTGGCCGCGATCTCGCAGTAGCGCTCCTCGATTTCGATGCCGATCACCTTTTGGCCCAGGCGCACGGCCGGCTCAAGTAGGCGCCCCGTACCCATGAATGGATCGAGCACGATGGACTCCCGTGGCAGTTCGCCGTCAAAGGGGTCGTACAGCCAAGCCGCGAGGCCATCTGGGAGTTCGGCCGGGTGGCCCGATTCGCCACGAAACGGTGGCGTCAGATAGATGGAGCTCTGGCCATCGGCGCCCTTCGGTGCCCGCCCGAACAGCATGATTGCCACCGTGTCCCACGCCCACGGACTCATGGCCCGGGAACGCCCGCCGGCCTTGTGCCAAATCAACATTCGGTTGAACGGCAGCCGCTTGCCGATCGCGCCTTGTGTGAACTCGATACCACGCCCGCTCGTCGTGGTGAACGCGATCAGCGCGCCGTCTTTGCGGACGCGCTGCGCCGCCTCGTTAAGCGCTATCGCTACCGCTGCCGTGGCTGACCACTCGCCGCGACCGGCCCCGATTGCGTATGGCGGATCGGTCAAAACCAGATCGACGCGCGGAAGGCAGGGCACGATCTCGCGCGCGTCCCCGTGATAAATCGTGATCCCCCCGTGCTCGTAGTACGGTTTCACGCCCTCTTCCCTCTCCGGAACCTCAAGTGCTCCTCCCTCTGTCGCATCCGCTCCAGGACTCGCGCTGATCCTGGGTCGGCGTAGTGGCGTCCTTTGTCAGCACGTTCGCGGGCGACGCTCCCCGCGATGGCGTAGCGCGAGACGTCTAAGTCGTCTTCGCCCGAGAGCCAGCGGAGAAGGCGTCTCACGCGAACCGCCGCTGGCGTCGGTACATGTCCCATGCCGCCGTGACCGCGCCAGTTCCCGGGAACAGGTCCACGAGCTCGTCGCCTTCTTGCAGCCCCACCAGGCCGAACAGCCAGAAACAGAATGCCGCCGGCTTTGCTCCGGCTAGGCCGCGTCTCAGAGTGATCGGGGCCGATACCCAATCTCGCGTTGTCGCTTCGCTACGCTCACGCTTGCGCCCGCCACGGAAAAGCACCGGCTCCCAGGCATAGGCGGGATTCACGCCCGGCTTGAAGACGGCGAACGGCTTTACCCATGCGGCGATTCGGGTGTCAGGCGGACAAAGCGGGAGCACCACACGCAGTGACGGACTAGATGCGGACAGCGCCCAACCATCGTAAGCAGCAAGAGACACAACGAGCTGTGCGTGATCGACCTCGCCGGCATACGTGGCCTCCTTGCCGTAATGCTTTCTGGCCTGGCCGATGTACGGCGGGTCCGCGTAAGCGAACCTCACCTCAACCTCCCCGCGACCCTCTCTCCCGCCTCTCGGAGCGCCCTCCTGTGCCGGTACTCCGCCTCAAGTTCCTTGTCCCATCGCCGGAAATCCCGGTAGAGAGCCCAGGCCGCACGGAGGGAGTACCAAATGGCTAGGAGGCGGGTCATGACATGGGTGTGAGTCGGACGCGGCCAGTGATCGGCCGGCCCAGGTCGAATCCCAGCACGATGTCCGATCCGTCGTGGCTGTAGGTCATGCTCGTGGCGTGGTTGTGGGCAAAGGAGTGACACACCACCCAGCGCCCGCCGAGAGAGCGCTTCAGGGCCATGGCGACGGCGCAATTCTGCGAGCGCCACCCTGGGCGGACGGCCAGATTTGCGGCCTCGATGTCCCCCTCCGTGACCTCCACATCGATTACCCTCTCTCCCACCGGCCGGTTATCGAGCAGCATCTATCTATCTCCTCCTCCATCGTCGCGGCAGAAACTTGGCACCTCCCAAAGCCATCCCGCACAGGAGCATGGCCACGTGCCAGACCACCAGGGCGGACATGGTCATCGCGCGCCCTCCGCCAAGGCCATCAGCGCGGCCATGCACTTCGCGCCCGAGAACTTCTGGAACAGCGCCACGCCCGGCGCAACCTCCGTCATGGCTAGGAACACCCCCTCCGCGTTCTCGATCAGTGCCGTCCCATCGGCGCACGTGCGGAAGCACTTGAACCGTGCGCGCTCGTCATAGAGAGCGCAGATCACGACAGCCTCGCCTCGCGATGCGCCTTCTCCGTGAGCCTTCGCCATCGCTCCGGATCTCGAGCCGCGAACCACGTCCGGAAAGACACCGGGTACCGATGCGCCCTCTCGTGGCACGTCCGGTGAAGATGCACGCCATTGTCGACGTCATGCCTCAGACGCGGGTATGCCCGGCGGCCGAACACGTGATGCGCATCCCCGGACCCCGACATGGTGTAGTTCGGGCACCACTCGCACTGTGGCGCGCGGGCCTTCACGGCTTGCGCCCATTCCGCGTCCGCCTCCCGCGTCGCGATAGCGCGCGCCGTCTCCCGCCGGGCCTTCGGCCGCGTCTTGCGGGGTATCGGCTTGGTGTTCCTCGCCAGCCGGCGTCGCGGTTTCGGGCCGCGCGGCTTCGGTTTGGCGAGGCCGACGATCCGGGCGAGGGCGGTCATGGCCACCATCTATCGCCCGCCTCGCGCTCCATTGCATCCACCGCGTTGCGCAGAGTCGTGACCTCTGAGTGCAACCAGATCAGCCAGCACGTGTGACACGCGCTGCGCGGCTCTCTCTTCGCCGCATACTTCGGATGCTTCCGGCACGGCATCAAAGCGCTCACCCTCGCCCCCACGGTCCAAGCTGGTGGAGGGTCACGAGCGCCCCCACGTCCCGACCTCCACCGGAGGCAAAGCCTCCTGCGGGTGCTCGCTCATCCTCTCCGCCCTCTCCACCGCCCGCCGCTGCACCAGGGCACGCCACTCGTTCGCGATGGCTACGAGCCCATCGCACTTCACAAGCGCGTCCTCATCGGTCCCTGCGTCGTGGAGCTCTCCGGTGAGGATGCGCAGGGCCTTGTGCTGCACCTCCATCCAAAGGATGTCCGCCGCGGTCACGTCCCAGGGCTTCACGGCTTCACCTTGCCGGCCGCGATGGCCATGAGCATTTCCGCGGCCACCCGGGATGGGCGCTCCTTCGAGTTTCCCCACGCTGCCGCTTGGTAGCGCCAGTCGTACGGAGAGGGCCAATAGAGGGCGACGGCTCCGAAGATCCGGCTCGCCTCTCCATCGGTGAGCCCAAGCAACCGCTGAGCCGTCCGGTGAATGTCGTACACTCGGCCACCCTTCACGCACTGGCCGTAGCACTCGCCGAGGTTGTGGCCAGACATCAAAACCGTATGTCCTGCGATGCACGCGGCGGTCCCGCACTCAGTCTCCTGCCCGTAACTACCTTGCCTGTAGTGCTCCTCATGCCGGAGCCGCCGCAGCTTCCGCGCCAGCTTCCGCAGGAGGGCTCGGTTGAGGGTCTTCCGCTCCCGAATCTTCATCACTCCTCCCCAAAGCACGCTTCACAGCGTCCGTCCTCGTTTGGTGTCCCGCCACAGAATGGACACTCCCAGGCGTCCGTCCGTGCCATCGCCTCCGCCGCTCTTTGGTAGGACCGCGCCGAAGGTCTGCGCTCCTCGGATTCGTCCAGGGAGCGGATGTAGCTCTCGCCCTTCACGCCGCCTCCTCGCGGAGTGCCGGGCCTCTCAGGCCGGGGACCGCCTTGAACGCGGCCCGCGCCGCCGCCCTGGCATACGTCGCCGCCTCTGACGGGTCGTCCACTTGCACCGCAACCGTTCCGAAGTAGGGACAGAACGCCTCGTTAGAGAAAGGCGAATGGTCGTTCCAGTTGAGGCGCAAGCACTCGGCGTCCGCTTCGGCGTCCGCCGTCCCGAAGGTGTCGATCTGCACGCTCATCGGTCCTCCGCTTTGGCGATGGCGGCGACGGCGTCCGCGATGGCACTCTTCGGATAATCACGGATGAAGGCGTCGCGCATGGGCGCGTTGTTGTCGCCCAGCCAATGCTCAGACATGCGCTTCAGCGCAGACAAGAGATCCGGCGCGGCGGCGATCAGGCGGGCGTTGGCGCGGGTCACGCCTTGCCCGCGGGCCAGATTCAAGAGCGCGATGTTGCCATCCGGCCCTTCGATACACCGTTGGTCCGCACGCCACGGCCCCGGCGTGTGCTTGCTCATCGTGCGCGTTCCTCGGCGGCAAAGATCGCGGCCAAGCGTTTCCGTAACGGCTTCCGTCGTGGCTCGCAATAGCGACGGCACAACTCCACGATGAGATCGACCACATCGGGGTCGGTGCTGCGCTTGGCGAGGTCGTCGCGCAATCGCCCGCCCTCCACGTACTCGTCCAGCCGCTTGCGCCGCGATTCACTCATCGGTCCTCCTCAGTCGGGAGGGACGTCAGCAGGGAGGACGGGAGGCCGGGCTTGATTCCGGCTCCGGAAAAAGCGCTGCGGCTTGCCCCCTGAGCCCGGTTTTCGCTCGGGACATTCACGGCCGCAGATCGCTCCGGCCCTCGCGCCGGTAGAGAGTCGCGTCCTTCCGCGATGCTCCCGTCCTCGCTACTGACGTCCCTCACGTGATCCCCTCCATGTCCGAGCCCCTCCGGGTGTACGCACTCCCAGATCCCCGCTGGGCCGGGGCACGGCTGTTCCGCACTCCCCCCGCAGTAGGCCGCGTCGGTGACTAGCCGGTAGGTACGGCCCCTGCGGGGTACGACTCCAGGCGAGGAGGCGGTAGGTACAAGGGCGGTCACGGGAGCAACTCGTAATGCGCAATGCCATTCACGACCGCCGTCAGGCCGAAGACGTCATGTGTCGGCTTCGGAGCCTTACGCTCGATCAGGAGCGTGCCCGTGTCCTGGTCCAACTCCATGCCGACGATCTCCGCTTGCTTCTCGGCCCACACCTTCGGCGGCGGCGGATCGGGTGCGTCGATTTCCGCGACGCATTCCCTGCCGATAAAAAGTTGTGCCTTCACGCGCTCAGCCTCGCATCGGTCCAGAGCACTTCCACGACACAGTCGGGATGCACCTGCTGTGATCGGATGTCCCCGTTGTCCAGCCCGAAGTCCACGCGTACGCCTCGGCCTTGGTGCTCCTTCTTCGTGATCCGGCCCAGGCGCCGCGTTAGCAACGTCCGGAAGGAGTCGCCCGGCTCGAGGCTGCCAATGCGGGAGAGGTTCATGCGACGTACCTCTTGCCCTCGCGATGCAGTGTCTTGCCGCAGCCGCCCATGCCATCACATGTGACGACATCGTGCGGGCACGGTTCTACGCGGCCCGGACGTCGCTTGGCGGGCATCTTCTTCTTCTGCTCTCGAACCTCGCGCTCCAGTTGCTTCGCCACGTCCGCTTGCTTGACCTCCGGCCCGAGCGGTATGCCGCGCTGCCGCTCCGGTGGGAGATCGGCGAGAGACTTCAGGGCAGCCTTGGAGTCGGCGATGGGCGACGCCTTGACCTTCTCCATCACGTCTGGGGCCAAGCGCTCGCCGATGCGCACCTCCTCCTCCACCGTGCGGCGCCCGCGGCCCGTCTTGGCGGCGACGTCGGCGGTGAAGGAGGATGGGGCCGGATCAAAACGCGGATTCCGCGTTTTGATCTCGTCGTTCTTGCGATCCCCACCGTGTTTCGTCTCCGGATGCTTCTCCTCGTAGAGGCGCTTTCGCTCGGCCAGTAGCTCCGAGCGCTCGGCCACAGTCAACTCTCGGCGGATCAGGTTCTCGTCGATAGTCGCGATCTGAGCATCGATCGCGTCGCCTTCAAACGTTACCGCCTGGATCGTTTCCCATCCCAGGCGTTGCGCGGCCTTGAATCGGTGGTAACCGGCGATCAGGGAATAGTCCTTGCCTACAATGACCGGCTCCAGGAGTCCAACCTCGGCCATCGACGACATGAGTTGCTCGACGTGTTTTTCTGAGAGGGGCCGGCCGCGGCCGAGGCGGATCGCCGACAATGGCACCTCGACCACCAACACGCTGGGCATCTACTTGACGACCGGATACTGGCCACCGAGGGAAGGGAGGCGCGCGATGCTCGTCTGCCCATCTCGCAGGAGGCCCCACACCTTTACGGCACACTCCACCACCTGGTGGGGATCGAGACGTCTGGCGCGATCGGCCCTGGACACCAGCAGTCGCTGGCGAAGCAGCCGGATCGGGTGCCGTGACCCAAGATCGACGCCGTCCGCCATCCGGGCGAAGAACTCCTCCGCGAGAGGCTTGTCGCGGCGCGAAAACCCCCACATCAAGGCGGCGGCCATCCCGACAGACATGACCGCGCGCACCGGCTGGCAGAGCTTGACGCAGCGCTGAATCTCTGCTTCGTGTTTGATCCATGTTTGGAGGTAGGCGTCGAGGAGTGATTTGCCGCGACGCATCGTGTCTCCGCCGCCGCCAGGGCGCTGCGCCGCTCCGTGACCTCCGCCACGGAATACTCCCTCGTCGTAGTGATGGATGATCTTGACCGCCTGAACGCAGGGCTTGAGGTTCTTGGGCACAGGCTTGTTGCTCATCCGCGATTGGATGACTACCAGATCCGAGAGATCCCTGACCGCAATGGACTCTCTCGTATCGAGGCGAATGAACTCCTTAGGACTCGCCCCCTCTCTGACCCATGCCCAGAAGCCGACGCCGGCGACGATGCAGGCGTTGAGCCGCGTGTGGCCGTTGAGCAAGACGCCGCGCGTATCGAAAGCAATGACGTTTTGCGAGTCTGGCTCGTTCTCAATCAGGCTGAAGGTGCCGTTCTTCATCCGGTGCGCGTAGAAGTTCACGCGGTCTGGGCTAGGGATCCGGTTATACTTGTTTGCCTTCTTCAGCCACTCCTTGGCCAGTGCCGGAGTGATAAACTGCTTCTTCATTCAATCGCCTCTGTGTTTGTGAGAGTGGGTGCTACCGCGCCTCGCCTGCTTCGCCGGTAAACCTCCTCGGGGGACGGGAGAGCGGCCCCTTGGGTGTGCCTTGCGAGGACGGGACGGCCCAGATTGTCCGGCTGTGGTTTGGGGCTACCCGGTTTCCGGGCCAGACGGGTCATGGGCGGTCATCTCCCGCCCCCCGCTCAAGTACGTGGACCAGATGGCGCCGCTCTGGGGGGCTTCGGGCGGCGCGGCTTGAATTGACCCTAATCTAAAACTGTCCGCACGGTCTGTCAAGCAAAATCGACATTGGCCTTTTGTAGCGCTTACTCGCCCCTTGGGCGTTGACGCGGCCGGCATGATGCCGTATCTTCTAATCGTGCGCAAGGTGAAGGATCGGGGAGCGGTCGCCTTAGCTCGGAAGCGCTGGGCCGGAACGACGAAAGACGAACGCCTGGCGGCGTCCCGAATCGCGACGGAGGCTCGTAGCAGGAAGGCGGCCGAGCGCCGGGCGGCGCGTGAGGCTCAGGCTATCGAGCCGGAGATGATGGAAGCCTGAGGGGGAAGGCTTAGACCGTGGGCTCGCATGGCTCCCATGTGCAGCGAGCATCTGGCCCGGCACTTTTGCGGCTGATGAGCCGTGAGGCGAAACTGCTTCGGCGGTCCCGCGGAGTGGCCCCTGCCGGGGAATAACTGGCCACCAGTGGGAGCCTACGTTCTAAGCCTTCCTGATTGCTACGACCCTTTCCGCATCCTTCCTTCGCCGTTCATCGATCCTCTCCCCGAACGCCTGTAGGCTCTCCGGATCTCCACCCTCATAGGCCATATGCGTTTCGGTCGAGTCGTGCCCTGCGGCAGCCATGCGTACGTCTATCGGCTCCCCCATCGCCTTCCACCGGCGAATGACAGTGCGCCGAATGTCGTGCGGGACCTTCGCAAAGCTCCATGGCCCCGTCCGTCCCTCGATCCTCTCCCCGAGCCCAGCCCGATTGCAGGCCGAGCGCCACGCCTTCCGCGTGTCCCCGAGAGGTTCGCCCGTGGGCTTGCAGAAAATCCACGGTATCACCTGGCCCGTCTGCTGCTGGACCTTCTCTATCCACATACGCTGTTCCACCAGAAGCGCACGGAGACGAACCGTCAGCGGGAACGATCTAGGCTTGCCCGTCTTCGAATGCTCCGCGTCAAGATGCACGAAGCCAGGGCGCCCATGTCCGCACAGCGGGCACACCTCCGTCCCTCGCCAAGCTGGGGGAGGGCACCCGCATTCCCAGGACGGAGGCCCCCACTCCACGTCCGTCCACTTCCGAGTCTTGATCTCCGACCGAGCCCTCCAGCCGATCTCGTCCGCGATGATGTAGTACCTGACCCAATGCTCGGGTAGCTCGTCCACGATGGCGTCTAGTTCATGCGGCGGGATGGTCTGCTGGCGTGAGCGCACCTTCAGCGTGGGGAATCGCGGGATCGCGATCATCAATCCCTCCTCGTGGGCCAAGTCCATCGCGTGCTTCAGTGCCCGCAGATCCTGGCGAGTCGTCGAGTCCTGCCGGCCCCTGGCCCGCTGATGGGCAACGTACTCGATAAGACGAGGGCGCTTGATCTCCGCCAATCGATCTCCAGCGAAGAACAGCCGGAGCCGGGCCAGGGCGGTCAGCGTGGCGTGCTTCGTGGACGGCACCTGGAGCTCGGCCTCTGCGATCAGGATTCGGTCGAGCACGGCGAACCCCACCTTGAGCGGATCTTCCTCCAGCCCGGCCCTGACCTGGGCCATACGTTTCTGGCCAGCGTCTCGGGCCTCCGCCTTCGTCTTGTAGCTGTCGGCGCGGCCGTACTTCTTCTTTCGCCACTCAAAGCGCCAAGCCCAGGTGCTTGCGATGCGCCGCCGGCGCTTCCCCGGATTGTCGGGGTCCGGCTCGGTCCAGGTAGGATGAAACAGATGGACGATTCCGCGCTCGCCCATCAGGGCCAGCCTACCGACGCGCACGTTCTCGCTCGCATCTCATGAACTCGTTCAACGCCACCTCGGACACCTTCCCCCGTCCAACGATCAGGGCGCGGTAGGCGCGTCGTCGAAGGGTGCGTGGGGAGATCCCGAGTCGGTCGGCGGCCTCTTGCTGTGAGATCCATCGATCGCGCACTGTCTGCGATCCGCCGGCACCGTTACCGCCGTGTATGACAGTTTCCGGGACTGCACCCCTCGCATACAGTTCGGTCGCCTGCTCGAACAGGACGAGGCCGAGCATCATGGCCTGGTACCCCGTCACCGGACGGAGGGCCTCCGTCAGTCGGGCAAGAGCCTGAAGGACGCTGGGCGCTACGTCAGGCGGAGGGATCATTGAGGACTCCGAGTACACATGAAATGTGCATCTCAGGACACTGTATATCCGTGACGGCCGTCACTTTTAGCTGTGAGGGTTCGTCACAGGGCATGCGTCGTGAAAGGCGTGCCCCGTGGCGGGGCCTCTAGCGTCTGGTGCGGCTCAGGTACTCGGCGAGACGCCCAATGGGCTCCCAGAGGCGCCTACGGCCCCTTCGCTCCCAACGGTTGTAAGTCTCTCGGGGGACGCCCATTTTCGCCGCCATCTGCCCCTGGGTCAGGCCGAGCCGGAGCCGGATCTTCCGTAGCTCCGCGCCAGTCGTAGGGGGTAGGGTAACCTAAGACTTTGCCGATATTCGCGGGCCTTGACCCATGGGTCAATATCGACGCTTGACGTGACGGGAGACGAGAGTGTCACAAGGCCCCACGCCGAGCCCGGCCGGGAGGCGTAGACTCCCGTACGTTGGAGGTCTGAGATGCGGTTCGCGATCACGCTGATGCTCATCCCCTTGGCGGCCTGTGGTGGTGGTACCTCTGGACCAACGCCGGTAGCTGTCCCCACGGCAACTCCTACCCCGGCCCCCACGCCGACCCCTACACCCACACCTACCCCGGCGACGAGCATCCGTGACAGCATCGCCGGAGCGCTCAGCGCGGGGAATGAGGGTTGCTCGAGTCCCGGAAGCATCCACGACAGCAAGCCATGCAAGCGCTATGGGTTCACCGTTACGAGAGAAGGACCGTTTAGCGCGGAACTGAACTGGTCACCGCGAGACACGGACCTGGACCTCGAGCTGTGGCGCGGGTCGCAAAGGCTCATCCGCACATTGGACGTAACACACCCGGAGAACATGAGTAGTACCGTCACACCCGGCGACTACGAAGTCCGCGTTGTCTATTACCAAGGCACCGCGACGACGTTCTATACTCTGGTCATGGTCCGGCCGCTGTGATGCGCGCCCTGATTGCCGTCCTCTTGGTGATCCTTGCCGGCACACCCGCCGCGGCCGGCGAACGCAACTTCCGGACACCCGCTGTCCTCTACGGGGGACTCGCCGTGTCCGACCTCGTGACCACGGAGATGTTTCGCGCGCGCGGCGTCAAGGAGGCAAACCCGCTCATGGGCAGCCGGGGCTCCAGGCTCGCCATCGAGGCCACCGTCTGGGCTGGCTCCACCTGGCTCGACGAGTACGCGAGTCACCGTGTCAGCAAGCGGACGCTGTGGATCGGGCGCGGCGTGGTGATCTTGGGGACGGGCTATATCGTCTCGCGGAACCTGCGCGCATGGTCGGCCGCTAAGCGTCCGGATGCACGGCCACGGTAAACGCGACCCAATCCCGGGTGACTTGGATCGTCCAAGCCCCTGGGTCCTCTGACGCCGCCCGGCTCGTCCTCTCTGCCGTGGCAACACGCGTCCCCGCTGCCGTGGAGGTCACCTTCCAGTTGGAGTTGGCATAGCCCGTTGGCACGTTTTTGATGGCGCCGCCCGTGCCATCGTCGTTGCCAAACACCGCGAGCCATAGGTAGTTCTTCGTATCCCCCGTTGGCGTCACCGTAGTAGAGTTCGGCGCCGTACTGTTACTGCTGGCCGCAGTCGAGGCTTCCGGCGCTCGTGTCGCCGGGTCTTCCGCGCCAGCAATCCGGAGCGTCGAATGCGTGCTCTGCTCCGATGCAGACGTGGTGACCGTGATCGAACTGCCCTCCGTCCCGTCAGCGCGCCGATATGCAATCTCCAGTTTCGAGGCGTTCGCCGGAGAGTTGCCGGAGGCGAACGAGGTCCAGCCGGACGGCCAGGTGACAGTGGGATTGCCGTCCACGGAAAACGCGCTGATAAGTAGGTCGCCTGAGATGATCCCCGACGGAAGCGTGACAGTGTGCGACATGCTATCGGACGTGACGCTCGACGTGGCCCTGCTCTGGACGGTCGGGATCACTATAGCGGCCTGACAGAGCCATTCAAACCTGGGGACGTACTGACTCTCTCCGAAGCGCACGCTCTCGTGCTGGATGTAGTAGAGGGACGAGACGCCCGTCAAAGTCTCCGTCAGCGAGAGCGCATCGCCGGGCTCGAGGGCCATCGCCGTCTGTAGGCCCGTCGTGTTCGGTGGCGTGTACGTAACGCGGACTTCCGTAACCTCCGGGTTCGACCAGCGCGAGAGCAGGTTGTCGGCCACGGCGCGCGCGATGACGCCTCCGTGCTGGTAAGGCATGTCGTACTGGAGCTGCGTCTCGCCGTAGCTCGTGACGCTGGCCGCGTCCGTCGCGATAGCCTCATACTCGGAATAGTCGTAGAGCCCCCTGCCGCGAGCCTGTAGCTTCGTAATGAAGCCGTCCGAGCCAGACGCGTTCGTGATGGAGTAGTCAACGCTGTTCGCGTGATAGGTCGCCGTCACAGTGAGATCGGCTGTGAGGTCGGCGCCGGTCCCGTCCTCCAGCGTGTTGGCCGTGTAGTCGGTGGTCGCTGCGGGCGCGACCATGTCCGTTCCGCCCACGCGCGAGGCCCGGAGGTCAGGGTCCGTGTACCGCCCGTTGATGGTGATCGTCTCGCCGGCAGCGATGCCCGGCTTGCCATCGTTCGTGAAGAGGACCGTCGTCGCCGCCGCGTCAACTCGGCGCGGGTGAACGGTGACGCGGATCTTGTTGTAGATCCGGCCCCGCTCCTCGGTGGCCACCAGGCCCGTCATGGTGTCCGAGAAGGACGCTGCCGCAGTCGGCGTAGAGAATCGGTTGGTCCGCTTCTCGAAGCGCAGTACGTCCCCGCCGGTCGTGTTCCCCTTAAGATAAAGGCGGCCGTACTCGCTCTGCGTGACGCGCTGGAGCTCCGTCATTGCCGGCTGCGCCTCGGCCTCTGAGTTGTCCAGTGCGTAGCGGAAGGTGGAGTCTCCCGTCTGGAAATCGCGGTCTGCGGGTTGCCGCGGCATCGCGTCCACGATCTTGTCCAGGATCTGATTCGCGTAACGGTCGATTTGGACGGGCAAGAGCACCTTGTAGACGGCTGCCTGGTCGAACCAATCCACCGCCGTGCAGACTGTTTTCTGAGGCCCGTACTGGCCGAACCCTGGGTCAATGCTCTGGAGTGTGCCCCTCCACTTGTAGTAAGAGGTCGAGCCGATGTTGTAGCGAATCCGGACTCCGATACCGAGAGCGAAACCGGCCCGGACATTCGCGTGCTTCGGCGAGTAGTACCCCTGAAGATTTGCGCTATTGCCCTTCCCGTTGTTGAGCGCGAACGTTGCCCGGCCCGTGGGCGCGACGATATCCAGCGGCGCCGCTCCCGGGATGCCCTTCTGCCATTCGACGGCCGGGGTCATTTGCACGTCTGTCGTGATGTCCGTCCATCCTCCGCCTACCCCATTTAGCTCTGCTTCTACTTCCAGGGAGGCGTGGGGCCGGTCCACGAACCAGGCCCACGAAGAGCGCATGTCAGCGTAGGGGTCGGCGTAGAGTTGGGCCACCTCGAAGGCGGTAAGGGCTCTCTTGTAGATCCGCACGTCATCGATCTGGCCCGTGAAATAGCCGCCGATCGATCCAAATCTGCCGATGTTCAACTCGTTCGATGCGGCCTGGATCGTCCCAGACGCGACGGCGGTAGCTCGTGGCACACTATCGTAATACACGGTCACGGTCGCCCCGTCGTAGGTGCCGGCGATCTGGTGCCATTGGCCATCCGCGTAGGTTATTAGTGCCTCGGCTGTGCCGTCCGTCCCAGATGTGTTCAGGATGGCGTCGACGGAGTCAGGACCGGTCAGTAAGGCAATCGCGATTCCAGCCGTCCCAGCACTGGCCTCCGGGCAACTCACAAGGCGGCAATTCTGCGCGGTCGTCGTGCGAAAGCGTACAACGATACTGCCGCTCGCGGCTTCATCTATGGCGGTGAAACTGGAGTTAATGGCGAAGTCGTCCACGCCGTCGAAGTCCAGCCCTCCTCCGTGGACGGAGCCCACCCAATCCGTGGCCGGGTCCATGCTTGTCAGCGTGGCGTCGAGACGGCCCCCGACAGCACAGAGGTTGCTGAGCCGAGTCCCGTTACCCTCGTTGAACAGGTAGCGAGCGAGAAGCCCATTGGCGAGCGGGTGACCGCGATTAAGCTGCGCCCCCGGCTTCGGCTTGGCCGTCGAGGGGTACTTGAGGACCACCGGCTAGCCGATGCTGTCGAGCGTGGTGTAGTGCGATTCGACCGCGAACGCCTGCGTGAACGAGGCCCCATCCACCACGAGCCGGATTCGCGTTACCGCGTCTAATGGGACGTTGATGAAGCCGAAGATTTCCGCGCGGTCATAGAGCGTGGCACCGGTCTGTGCGTTGGTGATCGCATCTTCAAGCGTAACGCTGGTGGCCGCGACGACGCTCTTGACCCGCGCCCACTCGCTGTTGGCTATCGTCCCGTTATCGAAATAAATGATGTCCCCTGCGGTGAGGTTCGTTGTGCTGGCCACCTCGATAACGGTCGAGCCGGCGGCCTCGGTGCCGGATACGGCCTCCGCTTCGGCCGCGACGAAGTCCGTGGTGTACGTAGCGATGGGATACCAGTGCCCGTCCCCGCTGGATTTGCTAGAGCCCTCCAAGCGGAAGTTCACGCCCGCGCCAGCGGCCGTAGCCGAGCGCCGGCCGAAATGGCAGAACACGCTGATGGCGTACTTCGTCGCCACGCTCACGGCGGACGAAAGCAGCACGCTCGAAGCGGCGACGGACTGGAGCGAGAGGAGCGACGTCGCCGGGGTTTTCGATGGACTAGCCATATTCTTATCAGGCCCTCCCCTGCATCACGGCGTCACGCACGACGGTCCCGAGCACGCGCGGCTGTTGGCCTAGCCGATAGTCGATGCTGCGCAAGAGGCTTTCCAGATCCCCGAGCCCGAGCACGGTCGGAGCCTGCCTCAGCGGGAGGACCATTTCCGGCCCGGCCTCCCCCAGCAGCGCGGGCGTGGGACTCCTGACGATCCCGCCCTGCGCCATCGGTGTGTAAGGGTTGTGATCCCTGTCCGGTGTCCCGTCGTAGTTCCACGGTCCCGTCCAGTCAGACGGCGGCGGCCCACTGGGGTACTTCGTGCGGACGTTGATATCCACGTCCTTGTTCGGAATGCCCAGGATGGCGTTGACGAGCTCCTCGATCTTCTTCAGCAGCCCTTGGAACATCTGCGTCATCGTCTCGCCGTACTTCAGGGCCTTGTACTCTTCCTCCGTGTACGCCTCGCCGTTTTCGTGAACGAGTTTCCCTTGCTGATACAGGTCATCTAGGATCGGCTTCATTGAAAGCGGAATGTCGGCCCCAGCTTTCACGGCCAGATTGACGTACTCGTTCATGGCTGGCCCCATCTTCTCGGCCAGTACGAGGTGATCGACTCCTGCCGCATTCAGAAGCTGCCAGTCTTGGAGTAGGCCGGCAGCCTTCTTGTCCAGTTCCTGCTGCGCCCACTTCGGCCCAAGCTGATCGATGGTGATGCCGTACTTCTCCATGGCATCGTGCAGCGCGTTCTCCGCTTCCGTCTGGAGTCCGAGCGCGCGGTTGATCTCATCGATGTAGAACTTGAAGTCCTGCAACGTGCGGGGGTCGAAGGTATGGCCGAACTGGATCCCGGCCGCCAGCGCCGCCGCCTGGAGCCTCTCGAACTCCTCCCGCGCTGCGGCAAGTTGCTGCTGCTCGCCCTTTTTCCCGCCCAGGAATCCCGCAATGCCGCCGATGATGGCGCCCGCGGCTGCGCCGTATGGGCCGAACGCTGCGCCCGCGCTCGCGCCCGTGAGCGCGCCGTGTACCGCGCCCTTCCACTTCGAGGCGGATCGGACGCCCTGCTCGAAGGCTGCCGCCACAGCCGCGAGCCCTTCGGCAAGAGCGACGACCTTTTGCTTGCCCGTCATGGCCCGCGAGCCGTACGCTTCCAAGTTGGCCGCGGCTTGCTTCTCGTGCTCTGAGAGGGTGTCGAATATTGCGGCGAGCCCACCTACCGCTGCCCCTACCGGGCCGCCCAGGATGCTGCCGAGTCGGGCGGCCTCGTCGCCCCATTTCCGGTAACGGTCGGCCGCCTTCTCCGCGTCGGCAATTAGCTTCTTCGTGCTCTCCGAGAGCGTGGTGTCCTTCGGATCGAATAGGAACCCCGCGCCAGCCCCCGGCATGGGCAAGGGAATGTTGTGCGTCGGCGCGTTCATCCAGGCTTTCGCGATGTCGTCGAGCATGTCGTCAACGAGCTTGTTTATGCTCGTCTGAATTGCCAGCGTGTGTCGGGCCGCGACGGCCTCGCGCTCCGCCTGTTCGGCCACACGCTTCCGCGCCGCTACCAGCTTTTCGTGCTCTTTGACTTGCTGCTGGGCGATCTTCAGCGCCTCCCGAGTGATCCGCGCCGCCTCTGCGTCAATATCGGCCGGGCCAGCGAAAACACCTCCCACTCCGGCTTTCGTCGCGCCCTTGAGCTGTGGCGCGCCCTCGTTGATGAGGCTCAAGATCCTGACGACGTCCTTCAGTTGGCCCAGGCCGGTGAACCGCTCGAGCAGGGCTACGTAGATTTTCAGCGCGTCGTTGTCGGCCGCCGCGTTGTTGAGCGCGCCCATCCCCTGCGCCAGATCGTTTAGCAGCGTGTCCATGCCGGAGGCGGCGACGATGGTTCCCGCTACCTGATCCTTGAATCCTTGCCATGCTGCTGTAACGCGCTTCCCCGCATCGCCGGCCTCGTCCGCAGCGGCGACCGTCTGCTCAGAGAGCACGACGCCCAAGCGATCCGCCTCTGCTGTCGTCTCCGCAAGGTCCGACTTGATGAGGGGAAGAATGGTCGAGAACGACTTGCCGAAGATGGCCGCCGCCGCTGACGCCTGCTCCGCTGGGTTTTTGATCGCGGCCAGTTTCTCCGCGACTGCGGCGAAAGTCTCCTCCGGCTTCATGTCCTTCAGTCTCGTGATGTTCAGGCCGAGTCGGGCGAAACCCTCGTTCCCGTTGCCCAATTCCTTGAGCATCCTGGAGGTTGCGGCAGCGATACTGTCTTGGCTCACGCCCACGAGCGATCCCGCATAGGCGAGTCGCTGGAGACTCTCAACATTCAGATTTGTTGCCGCTGAGATGTCCGCCAAGTGGGACGCCTTTTCCACAACATCCGCGATTGCGGCACCCACCTTCACAAACGCAGTAGTAGCTAGGCCGGCAGCAGCGGCCATCGCGATACCGACCGGCCCCATCTTCTGAGCGATGGACCCGAGGGCGCCAGCGCCTCCGCCCAGGTTCCGGACGAACCCCTCGAATTCCTTGGATGCCGCCTTGACCCCGGACTCAAACTCTTTTGAGTCAAGGACTAGGCGGAATCGGACCTCGCCCCTAGCCACGTGTGATCCCCATCACTGACAAGGCGCTAACCATTGGTTATATTGGTCCCATGAGTGCAATGGCTGATTGGGCAACGGACATCGAAGAGTTCCGGGCGGCGCGGACGAGGCTCGGCCTGACGCAGGCCGCGCTCGCGGGGCGCATGGGCGTACACCCCGTGACGGTGGCGCGGTGGGAATCGGGCGCGCGCAAGGTCCCCAGGCTGGCACTGCGCTTCATCGCGCTCATTTCTTAGCGACCTTCTCCAGCGCCGCCAGCACGGCATCCGGGATGCTCGGCGCAACTTCCAGGGTCGGCCGCTCCAGGTACTTCGGCCCCCCTCCGTATGGATGTTTCAGCGCCAAGTCCTCGTGCTGGACGAGAGCCCAGGCGCTGTACTTGTGGCCCTTGAGGCGCTTCTCCAGCGGCTTCCCGCCGGCCATGACGCTGACCGTGATCGTGCCTTTCTTCGCGCTGGCTCTCGTCTGAGAGAGGCGCACGGAATCTCTCAGCGCCCCCTGCGTCTCGGGATCATCCGGCGTCAGCGGTTTGGCCCGCTTAACGATCTCGTTCCCCTTTTCAACAAGCACCAGCCTGGCCGCCTCACGTCCGTCCTTACCCAGGGAGCCGATCATGTCTGCCACTTCATCGAGGCCGGTTACTCGGATCGATCTCTTTGAGACGAAGGCGTCCAGTCCGCGACTCTCACGACGCGTCGGCATTTACTCGTCCCTCTTGTTGGGAGGCACGAAGTACGGCGGCGGGGCCTGCTTCAACCAGCTCATGAAATAGCCGTCCGTCTTGGCAAACGGAATCGACACGCAGATCCGCCACGCAGCCCAGCCGATGATCTCCGCCAGCCGGCTCCACCGAAGATCGTCACCGCGCCTCCGCTCCCATATCTCCCTCGGCTCCATCCGCTCCGCGTCTTTGGGACTGAGCCCCAGAAACGCGATGAGGCGGTCTAGGTCGCGCTCGAACTCGTCGAGGGAGCCTCGGCTTTTCCCTCGCCCTCCTCCGTCTCTTCCTCAACTACCGCGTCGTGCTCGTACATGAACCCCAGAACCCCCGAGGCCATGACTGCGTTCACGCACGTCGCCACCATGCCCACCAGCGGCCGGCCCTCCTTGATGGACAGGTCGATCCACTCATTGACCTTCTCTTCCGTGATGTGCTTCGCGAGACTTCCCCCGCCCCTCAGGCCGAGGTAGATGAGCGTGTACTGCGCTTCCAGATCTCCGCCCCCCGTGGGATAAGGTTTGTTGTCCCGCGTCGGGTCGGGCTTGATCGGGAATACCCGCTCGAAGATGATGTCCTTCATCCCCGGCAGGCCGAAGTGACGGAAGCGCTTCTCGAATTCCACGCGCTCCGCGCGCTGATACCTCAACTCGCGCTCCGTTGCGAGCGGTAGTGCGATCTTGTACGTCTTTGGCACGTTACCTCCTGAGTGTGTGAGTTTCCCCGGGTACGTTCATACCCAAGCCGGGTACGGCCTTACGTCGCGGTGCTGGAGATCGTGAACGTCCCGAACGGAACGAGTTTCACGGAGATGCTCGGCACTGCACCCCATTCGTCTTCCATGGCCATGAGGTCGCCCGATACCACGAACTGACCGTTGTATTCCGGATTCGCGGACGTGACGATGGCATTGACCCTGCGGGCCGCCACACTGAAGCCGGTCGAGGACGTGGCCACCAGCGGGCGAAGGACGTAGCCAGGCCCGCCGGCCGTCGAGTCGTCCGCACGGAACGTGGCCTCGATGGAGGGGTCCCCCATCCCGGCGCGATACTGCTTGTGCGTCGCGCCCGCAGCTTGGGCCTCGTTTGCGTTCTGCGGAACGTTCACGCGCAGGTTCGTGCAGTACGCGCTGAGCGTGGTCCCGTTGATCGCAATGAAGAAGTTGTACGAGGTCTGGATTGCCACGATATCTCCTTACGTGGTGGTGGAAGTGACAGCGAACGTCCCCACCGGGACGAACTTCGCCGTGATCTGCGGGACTTCTCCCCAGGAGTCGTTCACCGCATCGAGGTCCCCCGAGACGATCATCTCTGCCGAGTAGTCCGGGTTGGCCGAGGTCCGCGTGCTATTGACGCGGCGAGCCACGACAGGGACCCCTGTCGAGAGTGGGGTGATGAGGGCGCGAAGCGTCTGATTCACGTTCCCCACCGCATCATCGGCGCGGAAGGTGGCCTCGATGCTCGGATCCCCCATTCCGGCCCGATACTTCTTGTGCGTGTCCCCCGCCGCCGAGACTTCGTTCGCGTTCTGCGGCATGTTCACGCGCAGGGCGATGCAGTGGTCCGACATATCGACGGAGTTGACCGTGATCTTGAAGTTGTACGAGGTCTGGATTGCCACGGCTTACTCCTCTCCCTTTCGGCGGGGCCTTGCAGAAGTGGGCACGCGGACGATGAGCCCGCGCACAGTAAGTGCCTTCTCCCTCTCCGGGGAGAAGTCGTACGAGAACGGAGTCCCCGTCTCGCTTGGCTCAATGCGGAGCTGTTCGGCCTCGTTCTCGTAGGGCAGGCTGCCCAGGTAGACGTACTCGGTCATGTCGCCTTGACTCCTTCCGCGGCGGGAGGCTGAGGCGGCGGCGGATTCACAATCGCCAATTTCCCTCCCCGGACGTTGTGGTGGAACATGGTTTTCGCATTTTGAAACGCCTGAATCGCCCCGTCGTAGGTGTGAATCATGGCGAGCGCCTCCTCCTTTTTTTTCGCGTAGAACACGGTCTGCGAATCGAGGAAGGTGGAGTACTGCGCGGGGCTGTACTCGCCAGCCTCGTAGCCGTAGACGTACGCGCCCTTCAGGAGAGACGCCGCGTCCGGGATCGTGACCTTGATGCCCCGTCCCTCGGCGATCCCGATCAGGAACCCACACCCTTCCCGCTGGAAGCTGTACTCATCCGGCCCCAGGAGATCGATCCCGTAGAGCGCCAGTTCAGATCCGGGCAGTGCTCTCCCATCCGGCCCAGACATGAGCATGATGGCCATGGCCACCATGAAGCTGATGCTCGACGGCCAGAAGTCGCGCCCGTTCTGAACCTTCTCCGCAAGTTCCTTCCTCGGAATTTCAATCGAAGCCGGATACTCCGGATAGCGCTTCTGCATGAATAACGGGATGCGCAGCTCCTTCAGGAACTTCACGTAGTCGGCCCCATACAGAGACTCGATCTGCTCCGGGTCATGAACTTCCCACCAGGCGTCATAACGAGGGAGGAACGTCCAGAGGTTGTTCAGGCCCCAGATTTGCCAGGTCCCGTCCTTGAACGGAGCCAAGTCGCGCGTGTTCGACGCGAAGCCCACGACGGCGATCTTGAGAGGCTGATGGATGGGCAGCATGTGCCACGCCGGGACGGCCGGCACTTGCGCGACAGGTGCCGACGTCTTGGGCGAGCGCTTCCCGCGCTTGGTGAGCACGGCCGGAATGGGGGTGCCCACCGTTCACATGTCCTGCGCGGCGCCCTGGAGGGCGCTAGAAACTGCCTTCGTTTGCGAGTACGTCAACTTGAACTCGCGAACCACGCCCTCCACGTCGAGGTGCTCCACGATCGCGCGGTGCGTGGGCTTGTCTGATCTGATGTCCAGCCTGCTTCCGTCATCGAGCTTGAATCCGGCTTCCATTCCTTCTCCTTTGAGAGTGTGTGAGTGTTAGGTGCTGCCTACGTCGATCCGGTGTCGATCACCACGGCTTCAAAGTTCGTTACGTACCTATGGCGATTGTTGGAGTCCTGGCTCAGATAGAACGGCCGAGACAGCCGCTTCACGGTTAGGAACTTCGTATTCCCCACCGTCGTCTCCGCCAGACGGTTCAGGTTCAGGCTGATGCTCCGCGCCAAGGCTTCCGCCGTCGCCGCCTTGTCCTCCGCGTCCCGGCACACCACCTGGAATCGCGTGGTTTCGTACAGCGGCCGGGACAAGCTCGCCCCCGCCGCGTGCTCATCCTCCGAGCCTGCGTACTCCACGACGGACACCGCCTGGTCGGAGGTGGTCCCCTCCGGGAACGGCACCGCGAATAGCGTCTGGCCCGCCGTTAGGCTGAGCGCGCCCACGCTCGCAAGGTGCGTGCAGACATCAGCCGCGAGGGACACTAGAGCCGCACCTCCCAATGGTGTGTACCCGCGCCTTCCGAGAGCACGTCCGGCAGGACCGCCACATGGACGATCTGCGGTGTCAGCGGCTCGTTGCCGGCGGGCAGAGTGATGCGCCCCGAGACGACAGGCGTAAATGTCGCCCCCGTGGTCGAGGTCGGCTTGAGGAACACCACCGTGTTACTCACGACTTCGTTTCCAAGCGAGTCCCGTACCATGCGCGTGTCGTGCTCGATCCGCGCGGCCACAGTGAAGGTCGCAGTGCTGAAGGTCTGCGCGCCGTGGACGCTCATCGTGTTCGGCGGGGCGTAGACCACCGTGGTCGTCAGGAACTCGTCGAAGTCGCGGTCGTAGCCCATCTACGTACTCGTCGTGTTGTCGTTAAGGGTCGACGCGTAATCGAGCATGCCTTCCTTGAACGCGGGCGGGATGATGTCCGTGTCCTGCTCGTTCGTGTCGCGCAGTGAACGGCTGTAGCCGCTGGCGAACGGGACCGCTGTGTAGGACGCCTTCGCGCTCAGGTCCGTCGCCAGTTGTCTCAGTTGTTGGAAGCGCTGCCAGACTAGGGACGCCTGCCCCATTTGCTTCGACGTGGCCAGCCGTGCGAACTTCGCGGCCAGAGCGGCAGCGGCGGCGGACGCTGCATTCCAGAATCCGCCGTTCATGGCGAGGAGGTCGTCTATCTCCTCGTCCTCTAGTCTCTGCTGCTGCGCCGACGCGCTGTCGGTATCACCGACGAGGAGCCGAACCCTATCCCGATTAGCGGTGTTCCCGGCCGTGTAGGTGAAGCTCAGGGCACACCGCCTACAACCGCACCGCGAGAACACGGATCAGAGTCGTGGAGCCAGTGGACGCGATGGCCGTGAATGCGGACGAGAGACCGTTGCGCTCGACGCCCTGGCTCTGCACGACGAGCGGCGGCGCACCGCTCGTCAACTGCCACGAGTTGCTATCCGTGCTGCTCGCCGTGGTCGCAATCTGCGTGCTGTTGAAGCTCAGGAACGCAGTGTTCGCTGTCGATGCCTCGATGCGGATGTAGGTCGGCCGAAAGCCGTAAGCGATCGTGCTTAGATCGCTCGTCAGGGTGACGCTTCGGCTGAACTGCTGCGCCATGCGCTAGGTGATGTCCCAGAACAGATAGCGGTTGGTGAGCCCAGAGGTCTGCACGATGGCCGCAGTAGTCTCGTTGACAAACGCCACCGTCACCGTAGAGGTCGCCGTCACGTTCGCGGCGGCCATGAGGGTAAGGCCGGCATTGAGAGCGGTGGACGGGAACACGAACACCATGTCTCCAGTCGTCGCCCCGGTCAGGGTGAACGTGCCCGTCTCGACCGCCGACAGCGCGACCGAGGAGGTGTCAACGGTGAACGTCCCCGTCACCATGCGCTTGACCGCAGTCCCCACGCCAGAACCGGCGGGATCTCCGACAACGATCCCGCCAAGCAGGCTGATGCCACGCGAGCCCAGGCCGAGTCTTTGGTTGGCCATCGCTTATCCCTTCTGCCGAATCGGCCGTGTCTGCGGAACCTCGCGCGCGGCCTCCTGAACGGTTCGCTCGCGGAGATAGCGGGCATTCACGAGCGCGCGGACATTGGGCCAGGCCGTAGCGTCTACGACCTGGCCGTGAAGGAACCGCTTCCCGTGAGGCCCGCCGAACTCACGAACAACAACGTGGGTGTCCATGTACTAGGCCACCGCGCCGTTGAAGAAGTAGCCGAGGTCCGTGGCGACAGCCACGTTGTCCCAGGCGCACTCACCCTCAATGCGGTCCACCTTCTTGCCCGAGGGACGGAGGTCGATGCGGTTGATCCCGATCTCGGAGCCGTATCCCGCCCCCTCGAGTCCGGTCCACGCGAACGTCACGCCGGCCGTCGCCGTGTTCGGGCCGGGGTTGGGGTCCACGTAGCACACGAGCGCGTGCTTGCCGTGAGTGAACGAGGTCGCCGCCGTCTCGCCTTCCACGTTGGTCGCCACGATGCCCTTGGCCACGAGCACGCGCTCCAGGCCGAAGTACGCCGCGAGCTGCGCCTCGCCAATCGAAGCTGAGGAACCAAGCGGCAGGCCGAAACGCGCCTCGATCGCCGGATGGCGACGGAGGGAGATGAACGTGTCATAGCCGAGTACCATCGTGTTCGGCTCCTTGCCCGTGGAGATCAGGACGGTGCGCTTCGCGGTGTCCACGTTCGCGCCAGGGTCGGACGCTGTGTAGTCGGACCACAGGTTGGTGGGCGTGTTGTCCGTCGCCCAGATGGAGGTCGAGAAGAAGTCCGTCACCCACTGCCGCTCCTGCCGGAGCAGAAGACGATCGGTCACGAACTCGGCCGCCTCGCGCTCGAGATCGAAGATCTCGTCCGCAGTGGCGCGAGTCTGATAGTCCACGTCCTTGTGGAAGGCAAAGACATCGCACGAGTAGGTCGCGGTCGACGTGCCGTACCCGGAGCCGGCCGACTCCGCCGAGCCGGCACGCTGCTTGGCCTCGTCGCGGAACCAGTCGTTCTTCGTCCAGATGTTGTAACGGTTCGACGGCTTCGGAACCGGGATGACCGGGAACACCTTGTCGAACACGTAGGTTGCGTTGTTCTGCCGGTACATGACGCCGAACTCCGTGAGGAGAACGTTGACCGGGTGAACTTGTGAAGTGGTGGGCTGTCCCATTTACGTTCTCCTTAGAGCGAGCGCTGCGCGGGGAACACCAGCGCAGTGATGAGCCCGTTGAACGTGGTGGAGAGCGTGCCCTCAAGCACCTGCCCCGCGTACCAGTTCGAGCTGCCCGTGGTAATCGTCACGGCCTTTCCGCCGTTGGTGGAGCCGATGAGGTCACCCGCGACGAGCGCGGACGTGCCGGCCACCAGCTTGCTGATGCCGGACACCATGATTTCGCAGCGCTGATTGCTGGTCGGCGTGTTCTGCAAAACGCCGATCGGGCGCTGCGTGTTGATCGTGGTGCCCGTCACCCCGCCGAGAGTGGTGACGGTGACGAACGTGTACTGCAACGCGCTGAGATCGGCCGTCGCTTGCAGGGTGCCGATGACGTGAAACGGAACTTCGTGCGCCATTACTTCCTCTCCCCCTGCTCACGCAGGATTGCCGCCATGGCGGTCGGTCTGTCCTTGAACTTCTCAGCCTTCACGAGGGCGTCAGCCGCCGCGCGGAACGCCACCGGATCGGAGGTGTCCACCTTCGACGGGCCGGACGCAGACGTGCCGATCTCGCTGAACAGGCCCGCCGTGGTGCTCTGCGCGTCCCAGGCGCTGATCTGCGCCTCGAGAACCGCGAAAGCCTCGGGGGCCGCAGACTGCAAAGCCTCCAGCGCCGCCGCGAACGAGACCGGGGCCTTGAGGTTCTTCAGGCCAGCGACCTTCGCTTCGAAAGATGCCTGACGCTCCTTGCGCGCGATCTCCGCGAGCGCGGCCTCGGCCTTCGCTGCCTTGGCCACCAGTTCAGCCACCTTGGCTTCCGCCGCCTCAGCGCGGGCTGTCGCGGCCTCCAACACCTGCTCCTCCATCAACGCCCTCCCGATCTCCTGCGTGGCCTGTTCCCACGAGGACACCGAATCTATGAGGCCCAGCTCCTTGGCGGCTGCGGCCATGTGGACTCGTCCGTCTGCCAACCGCCGCACCTTGTCCATGGGCATGCGTCTGCCCATGGACACGTCGGCCAGGAATTGCTCATTCAGCGCGTTCACGCGCCGCTGCGTCTCGGCCCGCTGCTTGTCTGTGATAGGAGTTCCGTCCACGCCGAGGCCCTTGTATTCGCCCGTGGAGATCACCTCGACGGTCACGCCTTCCTTGGCGTAGGCGCCCGAGGAATCAATGAGCGTCGCGTAGGTGCCGATGCTCCCGACCTGGGCATCCGCGTTCGCATAGACCTTCCGCGCGCGCGAGGCCACCCGGTAGGCAGCGCTCGCCCCGAGGTCCTCGATGAAGGCGTAGACGGGCTTGACCTTGTCTGTGGCTGCTACCGCTGCTGCCAGGTCGCCAGATCCACTAACGACGCCTCCGGGCGAATCGATTTTGACGACGATCCCGCGGACTTCCGGGTCGCGCAGGGCGGAACGCAGGGCAGCGCGCTTCTCCAGAGTGGAGGTGCCACCAACGATCGCTTGCACGCTTGACCCGTACTTCGCCATCGGGCCAGAGATGTCGATGACAGCGAGGCCATCGGGCGTGACGCTGTAGAGCGGGGCGGGGGCGGCGGCGAGAGATGCGGCGGTCGCTGCCGAGAGGTCGCTAGCCTTGACGGTTGCGACGTAGCCGTGAAGGTACTCCGGGATGATGGCCCAGTCCGAGAACCACATTCCCGGCCGGCATCCCGTCTCCGTCTTTTCGACTCGCTTCGATCCCTGAAACGGCAAAAGCCCCGAGTGCCTTTCAGCACGCGGGGCCCACCGGGAATGCCGCGAGACGGTACTACTTCACTGACAATCTACTCCGAGGACTCCCGAAAGTCAAGGGCCTACCCCTGTGCGATCCCCTCATTGACGCAATGCAACCTGTAGTCGTTCACCGCATGGTCCATCTCGTGGCCGATCACGTACCGCAGCCGCCTGGCAGGGAGCCTCCTGAGCACGTAGATCGTCCGGGTGGCGCAGTCCCACAGACCGTCCGGAGGCTCTTCGGTCCCGTCGACCTCCTTCATTTCGGCGCGGGTGACGTACTTGAAGCTGATTCGGTAATCGAACGGGAACACGAGCGTTCGGGGGAGACGCATCGGTCATACCCACGGCGCCGGCCGGTACATCTTCCCCGCCCGCCGGAACACCTCAATGATTTCCATCTGCTGGGCCTGGAGCTCCGCACCGAGCCCGATAAGCTGGTCGATCGTGGCGCCGGAGGAACGGAGCCGTTCACAGCGGCACCGAATCTCCGCGACCTCGGCCTCGAACTCTGGGGTAGTCATGCCGCCTTCGCCTTCCCGTCCAGCCAGATCCGGTACTCGGCGCTGACACGCCCCTTCTCCGGGTTGACAAACATCAACCGCTGGGCCGGACAACTCATCGCAGCGAGGGCCTCCTGAGCGAAGGTGTTGTAGGACTCCGGAGAGCCCACGCAGCGCGCGACGCATCGGCCGTTCAACGGGAGATCCATCGTCTCGTGCCAGTGGCCGTAAGCCACGTCGTCGAACGAGTCAGGTATCCCCCCGGACTTCCACCCGTTGATGAGCCGCTTCATGCCGATGATCGTTCGCGCTCCCTGGAGCCTGCCCGCCAGTTGGTCCCCATGGAACAGGAGGCAGGAGTAGCGGCCGATCCGATCGACGGCATACCAATGTCTCTCCCCCATCCCGTCCGGGATCGTCCACGTCAGCCGCTTCTCGCTCTCCAGAAGTTGCTGGACGATGCGATACAGCATCCGGTCGCCGTTCGTCTCCGGGTCGAAATCTCCACGCCTCCCGAACCGTCCGTGATTGCCGATGACCGCCACGACATGAACTCGGTCGAACGATCCGAGCAGTCTCCGGAGCAGGTTCCCCACGATGCGCGGGCCGTCCAGCGTGATCTGCCGATAGAGCGATGCGTCCACCTGCCACTGCTGGCCAGGGAACACGGTTACGCCCTCGATCATGTCGCCCAGGAGCCAGACCCGCGCTTCCCGCACAGGATGGTTCGCCCGCTGGAGGGTGGTCAGATGGAGGAGCTTGTCCCCGTAGAGTTCGATCCGCTCCTCACATACACGTGAGTTGTAGGTGGGAGTCCGCTTCCCGAGTTGCCAGTCCCCGAGCATGGCCACCGCCACCTCTGGAGAGCCAGCGGCCTTGACGATCGCGGGGGCGATGACCGGCTTGAGTTCAAGCGCCGAGATGCCGTCGCGCGCAGCGCGGTAGACGGCGTCCACAAGATCCTGCTTCGACGCCTTCGCCGTCGCGAGTTGGCGCATGGTGCGCGAAAGTGCCGCCTTGAGGTTGTCTTCGCGCGCCTTGGCCGCTCGGTACCGCTCCGCCTCCTCAATGGCACTCACTTGACCTCGTGGTGGCGTTGGTTGAAGTGATGGTGGATCCGATTCCTCGTGGCGTCAGTAATTGCGTACCCGTGCTTCTCTATCAGGTAGTCCTGTACGTCGGTGGGTCCCCATCCACGGCGGCGAAGTTCATTGATGATCTCCGCCTGGGGAATGCTACAACCCCAGCAGACCTTGCTGCCCCTGCGCGGGCGGAGGCTACGCCATTTCTCAGCGTCACCGATGACGTCCTTATCCGCCTTACCCACGGCGGAAGGCCGTCACTTGCCGGCGCTCCCCGAACGGGATCACACGGTAGCCCACCGTCTCGGATCTATTGAAATGAAATTCCACCACGATCCTCCCCACGCCGTTGTTCTTGCGCAACATGTCTGCCGTCTCGCGCTCGACTTCGGCCTGTACCTGTGGATCTCGAATGGGATGGTTCATAGGATCAAGAGCAGGACTTCCATTGCCTCCTCGTTCCACGCCGGGATTGGATTCCGCGTCACGACCAGGTCCGCCCCTACGCCTCTCATGGCTTGCCACCCCGCCCCCAGGTCCAGCGCGTACGCGCGATGCGGGAAGCTGGCAATCAGCCTCCCCCGGTTGGGCGTGCCCCACGAATGGCCGATGGGCTCCGGCGGAGGGGGAATCGGGGTGTACGTCAGCCCGGCCGAGACTCCGGCAAGACTGACCGCGCCCGGCTCCGCGACGAGCTCCGCATTCGCGGCCGAGGCGAAAACAAGGTCCGCCGCGAAGCCGTTGACGCGGACGCTTCCGACTCCGGCCTGAACCTCCCTGCCCGCACGCAGCGAGGCGGCCGATCCGGTGATCTTCTCCTGGCCTACCCCGCCAGATAGCTCGCGCCCCGTGCGCAGACTCGCCGCAGAGCCGGTGATCTTGATCTGGCCAATACTGGCGTTAACCTTGCGCCCGACCTTGAGACTGGACGAGACGCCCGTGATCTTGACGCCGCCCGGCGAGGCGCTGAGGCTACGCCCGGCCCGGAGAGTAGCCGGACTGCCCGTGATGAGCAGGCCCCCGGCCAGCGCCGCAAGTACGTATGCGTTTACGGTTGTGTCTTTGCGATCAAACCAGGGAAGGAGCAAAGAGCTAGATCACCGTGAACTGGCCCAGGAAGCCGATATTCCCGACCAGCGATAGCGTACTGGCGCCGTTCTTGATGAGCAGGCCTTGACCGGCACGCAACGTCAAACGCTGCGTCATGATCCCCACGGGCAGGAGGTTGGTGTAGGCCCCGATGTACGTCGCCGCGTTCGTCTCCTCGGTGAATAGGTACTGCCCCCAATACACGGCCGCTATCGTCGCGCCACCGGCCGGCAGGTAGCGCGCCGTGATCCCCGACGCGCTGAACACCGACGAGGTGTTATCGGTGTCGTATGGAGTGATGACGTGCGTCGCCGTGGTGCCGGTCCCACCGTTGTACGTGAACGTGGTCCCGGACGTGCCTATCGCATTCGTTCGGTAAAGCCCGACTTCCACGCCGAGCACGCCAGTAACCGCAATATCGCTCTTGGGGATTCCCCAGAGGCCACGGATCTCAACGATTGATGTAGATGCAGACGAATTGTACATGTCCGCATAGAGCTTGCTGGCCCCCACCGCCACGGCCGGGATCAGCCATGAATACGTGGGCAAGGTCTGTTGGATGTGCCCCGATTCGTCCGCGATCATGACGACGGGGTATTCCTTGGACGAGACGCTGTGCGTCGCGAGCAGAGTTCCGGACGTGCTCGTGTCCGCGATGCGATTGAAACTATCGTTGACGAGGGTCACGCGGTCGTCACCGTGAAGATGGTCCCCGTGGTCCCCACTGCCGCACTGTTGAATTTGACTTCCAGCGTTTCGGTGTCCAGCAGGGTCAAGGCGGAGCCGTAGTCCCACCACCCGATCAGCGGACGAGTGGCGGACGTCGTGTTGGAGTTGTCCAAGACAACGTACTGGAACGGGCCGATGCTTCCGCCCGCAGCCGTGATGATGAAACTGACGCCGAACACCGTGGCCGTCGCGCCAGAGCGCACCTCGTCGTTCTGCACGTCTACGCCCGTGGTGTACCCATTGCCACTTGACAGGACCGTCAGCGTGGACAGCACAGACATCGTAGAAGTCACGGACGAGTTAGTCAGGGACGCCCGGATCGTGTGCCCCGCCGCGGCAAAGTTGTGGACTCCGATGGCATGGTCCTCGCCCAAACGCTGAAACGCATTGAAGGCTGAGACTGCCATTCGCTACTCCTTTTCCTCGATCTCGCTATCCACGCGCTCCTCGATCTCTGCGCCCACAATCCGATCCTTGACGTCGCGCAGGAATCCGGCCACCTTTTTCGACACCGACTGCCGGATGCTGATTTCGTTGTGAACGATCGGCGTCGGCGTGGTCACGCTCACTGCGGGCGGCTCAACCTTCACGTCCACGTTAGGCGCGGGCGCGGCCTCCACCGTGACGGCGGGGCTCCCCACCTGTACCGTCAGCGGGGCCTGCGGACGTTCTACAGCAGCCTTGGCCAGCGCCAGTGCGTCCTTGGCCTGCTCGCGCGCGTGCGCGGCTTCCATCTCCGCCCGTACCTGCTCCCACGGGATCGCGGGCGCCGGGTCGGCTAGCGCTTCCAGGGCGGCGGCGATGTCCTCCGCGTCCTCATCCGACTCCCTCGGCTGCGGCCCCGTGGGTTTCGTCTCTGGAGGCTTCGGCTCATCCGGACTCCCGCCCTCCGGCTTGGTGTTCGTCGGCCCCGGAGGTTCCCTCGGCTCGAGCGCGGGATTCCGAGGAGGCAAGCACGCGATCTTCCGCGCCTCCGCCTCCACGTCGTCGTCAGCCGTGATGACTTTTCCGGACACCATCTTGTTCACGAAGTCGCCCCACTTCGCCAAGTCCCTCTGCTCGATGGGCTCGTGGCACAGCTTCGGCGTTCTCTCCACCGGCCAGCCGTTCAACCGCATCGTCAGGGGAAATAGCTGATGCTGAATCGGCTCCGCAAACAGGTCGAGATAGCCTTCCACGGCCAGCTCGAACGAGTCCGTCTTGGAATCGCCCAAGGCGTAGGACCCCACGCCCTCATGGCCCAGGAGCATGAAGTCCGTGCCCATGGCCTGAGAGATCCGCCTCTCCAGGCGTTCGATGATCTTGGACGTGTCCGGCAGCGAGGACCCGTTAGCCGACAGAAGCTCGAACTTGTACAAGGGCTGGCCGTCTTTGTAGGCCATCGGCAGGACCACGCCGTCGTCCTGATCGTGGCGGATGTTCTGCACGATCTCCTTCGCGCCGTCATACACCGCCGCAAGTTCCGCCGATGCGCCAGACGCCATGCACTCGGCCGGAATGCCCATAACCGGCATGCCCGCGATGGCGCGCTCGATGCCGATCCCCTCCGAGACCTGCATCTGCTTCGCGAAGTAGTACGTGAAATACACGTACCGGAGCACGCTCACGCCTTCCGGGTTGTCCTTGTCGCTTCTCGGTCTGAAGTTGAGAACCTTCGACATGGGAATGAGCGTCGGAGGCGAGATCCCGATGACGTACTGCCACAGGCCAAGGGTGTCCCCGTTCGGCCCGAACACCCACTTCTGCAGACTGTCCTGCGAGCGCAACGGCAAGCGCGCCCAGCCGATCAGCCCATCCGCGTACTTACTTGACTTCACCGGGTTGGACTGTTCCCCCTGCCGAACCTTCAGCACGATCTCATGGGGGGCGAAACCGTACTGAATCATGGAGAGGCCCGAACGCACGAGGGAGGGCCAGGTGTGCGTCATGTCCCCCATGCACTGCGTGAAGAATTGCGCGCGCGCGATATCCTCCGGCTTGGCCGGCGCATCTTCGCTCTCGCGGAAGGGCTTGACGTACCACTTGACCCGCGAGCCGATGAGCTTGATCTGCCCGATGGAGGACCCGATCACCGCGGAGTTGTCCCCCATCTCGCGGTAAATCTTCATCCCCTGCGGACCCTGCAAATCCTTCAGGAACTCTTCGCGGACGTACCCCCCGTACTGCTTCAACCCGGTACGGCCCAACTCGGGGACGACCATCCCCGCCTGCGGCTTGCCGCGGAGCTTCTTAGGTGCGGCCATCGGATGACCTCCATCGGCTTCCGCCGCCTCCCACGGAACGCGGGGCGACTATCATTGGCGAATCCTGTAGCAGTAAATCCGTGATGAGCCAGACTAGGGCATCCATTCGGTTAGGGCTTGGCTGGCCGGCGTTCGGGTCCCAACGCACCATCTCATCCTCGAGCAACAGGAACTGCCCGACATGATGCACCCTGCCCTGCTCGTACAGTGCCGCTACCGGCTCGGCGCGAGTGAACTTCCCCCGCGAGGCCGTGACGGCAACCCAGGGCACGCGGGTATCCGCCGCCCGGATCGTGTTCTCTGCCGTCTTGCCCAGCCGGTTCTGCTCGTACACGATGTGCTCCGCACGCCGCTCCCTCACCGCCCGCAATGCCGCCTCCGTCCACTTCTGCGGAGAGGCAGTCAGCGACAGATCGTCCAGCACGTAGGCGTGCCCATCCTCGCCCAGCGCTCCGACGACGATCCCGCATTCATCGGTCGGTGATTCGGCCCGCGTCGGGTCCACGGCTACCACCATACGCTTGGCCTCGCACGGCATCCCCTTGACGCGGGTGGAGGCAATGAGTTCGTCCGTCCAGAGTTCGGTGCCGGAGCGTTCGAAGAGTTCGGCGTCCAATTCCTGGCGGCCAAGCGCCGACAGCCCGTACGTGGCCCGCAAGTCTTTTAGCGCTTCGGGGTCCACGTTTCCCGCGTTCTCCTCTGAAATGCCGCGCGTTACCACGACGTTCTCTTTCGGGACTCGCTTCCCTTCCACTTTCGGCCCAAGGACGAGATCAAGGATGAGCGGTGTGGATCTCGGAGTCGTGGTGATGAGTGCCTGGGCCGGCTTCCCGCCTTCCACGGCCAAGCGCAGGCCCATGGCAATCTGATGAAAGGCTTCGGGTCGCGGCCAAGCCCCAACTTCGTCCAGCCAGGCGATCTCATGCTGCTCGCCGCGCATCCGCTCCGGGCGTTCAGCGCTATAGATGCGCGCCTGGCACTGAACTCCGGTTACGGGATGGATGGGCCACGTAACGGTGAGATTCGACGGGGACCACATGGGCGCGAACCATGGCGGCGAGATTTTCAGCAGCCCCGCCGGGCCGTTCAGCATGATTTTGCGCACGGCTTCGCGCGTCGGGCCGACGATGGTCAGCCAACGATACTTCCCCGACTCGGCACAGGCCCTGATCCACTCGGCCCCCGTCCGTGTCTTGCCGAACATCCGGCCGGCCAGGATGATCCACCAGCGCCAATTGCCTGATGGCGGGAGTTGCTTGTCCCGAGCCCACAGTCGCCAGTCGTACTTGACGACCAAGGCCAATGCCTGCCGCTCCTCCTTCGAGAGTTCAGCCACCGCTGCCCGCCGCTCCTCTGAGGTCAGCGCCAGGAGCCGGCCAAGCAATGCACGGGGAGCATCTACGCGGCCTGTCCAGTTGTCCGACGAAACGCTGGATGGCCCCTCCTTCGCGAGCGCCCTTGCCTCCTGCTCCTCCGCGATGGCGTCCCAATCCAGACGCCCGCCGCCGATGTGGACGTTCGGGATCACTTCTTCAGCTTCTCCGCTAGGCGGTCCAAGACTTCGGTCAGGTGATCCGTCGCCGCCGAGGCAAACTCAAGTGGTCCCCCATCCTTCCCGGTGATAGCCTGCCGGTCGGTCCAGCCAAGGATGTTCTTGTCCACCCATATCCCCGTCACGGACAGCGGCTTGTCGATAGCCGCGTCGACTCGCGCCTTGCGCAGCTCGTACCTCCGCTGGGCTATGGCCGTCTTGGTCACGCGCTCAAACCTCTCCCGGAGGTGGGGGGCGTAGAACGTCCGCTTCGAGATGCCGAGGTAGTCCGCGATCTCGTCATGCGTGCAGCCGTAGGAGGCCCTTTTCTCGATTTCGTCCCACTGCGCGTCCGTCAACTCGACCCTGGGTCGTCCCACACGGCCAGAAATATTTTTCAGGCCCTTCCGTGTGCGGCCCGTCACAAACGCCCCTGAGCCACTTTCGTGCGGCATATTAGGGCTGACAGCCCGGGTTTAACGCCGTGTCGTGGTGACACGGTGTACTGCCCGGGTCTTTTTGCCGTTTTGCATGAAAGAATAGGCGGGCTCCTGTCAAGACCCCACAGTCGGGCGCTTTTACCTAAAGTGATCCGGTAGGTATTACCGAAACTGTGCTGCGTGATAGCCACACTCGGGCTTACATCCCTAGATCGGCAGCTATTACCGACATAGATCAAATGCAGCGGCGTGCCAATACTAAAATGGCGCAGGCCTTCTGGGCTGATGCCTGGCATGCTTCCTGTCCGCGCTCGGCTCATCACAACAGCTCAATCGGTAGATCCGTCTCGTCCACGTCCATCTCCTGCGGGTGGCACAGGGGGCAGTGGGTTGCGCCTGCGAGGTGGTCCTGTAGGTCGCAGGGTCCATGCGTAGGACTGAACAAGACTGTCGTCACCTTGCCGGACAGGAGGCGGGGGTCTAGGCGGTTGGTCACTTCTTGACCAAGATCCACAGTGGTCCGACAGCCATGAAGAGATGCGCGTCCGTGTGCCACGTCTCGACAAACCAACCCCACTTGCGCCAGTTGAACCACACTTCCAAGCGCCGAGTACTCATGTGGTGAAGTCGCTCAGGATGGTGGCCGTGGCCCTACTCAACGTGCGTACGTGCCCGTTGGTTAGCGTGGCCTGTACGTCGTAGTGGTAGGGCTCGCCTGCCACGAGTAATCCCGTCTGTGTGGATGTAGGCTGAAAGCGCAGGCTGGCGCTCGTGAGCACTGAGCCCGTGACCGTGAGGTCGGGTGTGGACAGCGCGTCTCTTTGGAAGGACAGCTTGACCGTGCTCCCCGTAAGGTCGGCCACGCCCGAGTAGCTAAAGTCGATGCTCGCTGAGTCTGCGGAGAAGTAGTCGTCGCCCGTGATTACGGTGATGGTGCCGTCTGATGCGGTGGGGCTCGAGACGGTAACACTCACTCCTGAGGCTGCTCTGCTGGACACCGCTGCGTCCAGGTTGGTCAAGCTCAGGTTCGCATCGAATGGATCAATGGCCAGGATATCGATGGAGAAGTCCGCCGGATCGTTGGCCGAGGACGAGACGTGCGCTACGAGGGCGCCCAGCGTGTTCCGATCCGCGCTGCTCCCCGCCCAGGCGTACCATCCACTTCCGATCTCAGTGATTGCCCCCGAAGCTGCGCTCAGGGCCGTGGTGCCGTTCTTGGAGATCGTGATGACAGGGGTTAAGCCCGTCTTGCCCGTGATGTGGTCTGCCGTTGACGTCACGAAGAACGGAACGGGATAGGCCGTGCTGTCCTTCTTGCGCGCTCTCACCCCTTAGCCTCCTGCGTTCACTACGGCGGCCCGGCTCACGCCCCCCGCCGCCGCCGTCTCACCAGCGCCAGCCAGCACAAATCCTGCCGCGAGTCGTTTCATGGTGTCGTCCGACCACGCACCCGCGTCCGTGCGCTGGCTCCAGTGGAAGTCCTGCCCGCCACTCATCTGGTCGAGTTGCGCCGCTCCGGCAGCAGCGCTCACTGTGATGGCTGCGTAAGTGACGTTCGTCGCGCTAGTGGGCTTGATGGACAGCCGATAGAACACATCTGCGGACAACGGAACGATCGGAGTTAACAAGCCCACCAAGGCTCCCAGCGTATCCGCATTAGCCTCTATGTCCTTGTCTAGCGACGACGTCGCCAGTGGGGTTATACCGTCCGTGTCATAGAGCACGACATCCATATCCCCGAGCAGTGCCCCGAGAATCCAGAAGCCGCTCACCGCTGTTGCTTGTGTGAGCCGAAACTTGAGCGCTACTTCGTCAGGAGTAGTCCCGGTGTTTATGACCGCGGTAACTTGCGTTTCTGCCGGCAGGACGTTTGGGATATACGAGAACGTGCCGTCGTCATACTCGATGGACAACACGGCGATGCTACTCGTCTGCTTCGTCCATGCCGCCGTGAAATGATCGACATAGTTAAGCCCGCCAGGCGTCAATCGGCTTGAACCCACACCCTTAACCGCAATGTTGAGATTGCCCGCGACGTAGGCATTGAACTCAATGACGACGGCGAGGCGCTCGCTAAGCGTGACGGTGCGCCTCGTCCCGCCATCCGTCCCGTCTGAGGTGATGAGACCAGTTCGCTTCCAGACGTTGTCGTCTCCATCCGCTACGCTGATGGTCCGGAACTGATTGGCCACTCCGTCCGGATCTCCTGTCGTCGGGTCCACGTTTTGCAGCGAAACCTTCATGGTGTCTCCGGTGGTCACGGTCGCAGTACGAAATCCTACACGGGCCAGATTGCCCGCCTTGGGCGCTTGGAAGATGAAAGCGTACTTTTCTGCCGCCGCATCAAGCAGGATGGACTGATAGTTCGACGTGCCACTCTGTAACGTCCCGAGTATCGTCGGGTCGGGGTAGAGCGCCCCGACCAGCGCTAACGCCGTCACGGGATCTCCGCGAAGATCGTCTGCCCCACGAGCTGTCCCAGCGTCTTGCCTTTGCTCGTGTGATATCGCGCCCACACCCGGAGCACGGCTCGGAAGTCGTCATCGCTGATCGCGCCCGTCAGCTCGTCCACAGTGATAGACACGAACACGGTACGACTCAGGTCCGCCGCGTCGATGCGCGCAATGAAATGCTGGCAGGGGGCCGGATTCTGCCGCGTCGCACTCGTCAGGACGACAGCCATTAATTGAACATCCCCTTCCGCCGCTCCAGCTCGTCCGCTTTCCGCTCCAGCACCGTCGTCGCCGCCCGCACCTCCGCGAGTAGCGTCTCCAGGGCTTGTCTCTGCGCGTCATCCGCCCGCTTGGGCTGGAGCCACTGAGCGAACATCGCGCCGGCCAGGAAGGCGAGGCCCACGATGGACACGGCCACGACAAGCAGAAGGCGCAGGATGAACATCACTCGCGGCCCCGCATTTGCCTCATCGCTTCCTCAAACCCCTTACGCCGCTCATCCGCGCGAATGAGTACGTCCAGCTTGGCGTCCATGCTGTCGATCTTCCGCTCCAAGATCACCACGCGCGCTTCGAGGAGTTGGTCGGTACTACTCATGGCCCTGCTCACCCTCCCCGGCACATCCGCGGCCAGCCCACCTCCGCCCAGGACACCCAGAGCGAGGACGGTCTGCACGATGCGCGAGCGCATGGCCTGGCGTATGTCCGCGACCTTGGAAGTCTTGGCGGCTGGGGTCACAATCCACCACCGCACCCGATGAACTTCGCCGCCGCCGCGCCTGCCGCGAAACCAGCCGAGAAACTAGCGAAGAGGGCAGCCAGCAACAGGGCACGCAGACGCCGAAGCTCAGACGAGATGTTCACTTCGGCACCCTGATGGAAGTGGAGAAGCCAACGAGCCGCCCTCGGTTCGTCATCTCCCCGTCCTGACAGACGTAATGGTCGAGATGACGGAGGGTGAAGCAGAACCTGCGCTTCCCGGTCAGCTTGTACAGATCGTCGGAGAAATCGCTTGGTGTCCCGCGATCATCCCACTCTGCATCCGGCGCGCTGTTGGTGCTCTCGTGGGCGATCCAGGCGTTCGAGGACTGAATCTCAACCGGATGCCAGCCGGTGAATCCATCTCCTCGCTGAATCCCTACGAACGGTCCCCATTGGGCGATGAGAATGCTCTCAACTGGTGAGGGCTGAGCACAGAAGTCGTATGGCTGATACTTCCTGCCGAATGGATCGAACATTCCGAGATCAAACGTGTTCCTGTAGCCCCTCCCGCCCTCCTGGAATTTATCGACTGCCCCCCGAAAGCCCACGCTGATCGAGACGACCTCGCACTGAGGTGCGGGTGTGGGCGCTGGGCTCGGCGTGGGCACGGGACTCGGGCTTGGGCTCGGTGCGGGGATACATCCGCTCGTCTGGTGTGGGCCACCGTGCTCATACCAAATCCATCCATCCGGGCATGCCGGAGTCGGCGTCGGTGACGGTACGGAAGTCGGGGTCGGCGAGGGTAGGCACGTCCCGTCCAGGATGCAGGGCGGGATCTGAATCCCTCCGCAACCGATGAGCGTGGCCAATGCCAGCCCCGTCACCGCCCCGAGCACCACAGCCAATAACATCCGCTTCATCGCTTTCGCTTTCCGCACCGGACGCACTTCCCGCCGCTGAACCGGGTGCAGCGGTCCAGCAGAATGCCCTTGTAGTCGCACTGCGGCTTCCGCGATGACTCATCCACCCATTGCGCACGCCCGTAGGGACACACGGCCGGGAGATACCTCATTTGGAGCGGGAGATACCTCACAGCCACCAACCCCAAGTCCACGGGCACATAGTCAAACACAGAACGATCAGGCCTCCCCCAAGGGCCAGATTAGCGATTCTCCGACACCAAGTAGCGCCCTCCCGCCGTCGTCGCCAACACCGATCGTCGTAAGTGCAGCACAGCTCACACAGGACAATGCAAGCAACAACGAAAAGCACTCGGATCGCCAGGAAGTCGTCGCTCACTCAGCCTGCTCCTGTTCCTCTTTCTCAAATCTCCACGGCGGCCACAGTCCCGCCGCCATCCCGGCCGGCTCGCCCATCACCTCGATGTACAAATCCCAGATGCCCACCGCGACCGCCTCGCCGCGGCTGTTCACCCAGCACGCGCCACTCGAGCCGGGCCGTCCCCCGTTGCTGAGTACGACATGCCCGGCGATGACGCGTGCGACCGTCGCCCGGACCACGCGTGGCTCGAACGCGTGCTCGCGCGAGTCCTTGCGGTAGCCGAGTGTCCAGAGTTTCTCCCCCGACTTCGGCGCTTCCGTCGCACTTGGGAACCAGCGCGTGAGCGGCGCGCGCGCGGGGCGCAGCAGGCCGAGATCAGAGGCGCGGTCTACGAACACGGGGATGGCCAAGTCCTCCCCGGCCGGGCTGCCCATGCGCTGCGGGTAGAGCGGGACCGCCCCATCGAACGGCCGTTCGTCCGTGACATGGGCCGCGCTGTAGATTGTCCAGGGGCCGAGAGGACAGCCATGCGATATGCCAAACCTGCCCACGAACTCGACCATGGCTGAGAGGTCAGGAGGCTCGCCTTCCTTCGGCGCGCTGGGCAAAGGGGCTAGGTGCGCATGTGCGCAGCCCAGGGTGAGGAAGGCGAGCAAGAGGACGCGGCGCATGGGCTAGAACATGCCCCCCGAAAGGAAATGGACGGCCAGCCAGGCCACGAGGGCCAGCAGCGAAACCCGTCTCACTCGCCATAGCCACACGCCGCGCTTGCGCGAGCCCTCATCAGCATCGACGTCGACGGCAAACCAGCGCCACACGGCCTCGCTGAATGTGTCGCCCGCAGCGCGCCGCTTGAGCGCGACGCCCTCGATCACCGCGAAGATGAGCAGCCACCCGATCCACAGCGCGTCCCAGATCGTCATCGCCCGGGAATCCCCGCGATGTTGTCGCGCCACGCTGCGCCCAGAATGAATCCCCCGAGCCCAGACACCACCACTAGGAGGGACACGGCAGCGAGGGCGGCGGCGAGGGCCTTCATGTAAGCCGTCTCACCCCGAGAACATCAGCGCTGGGGTAGCGCTGAACCGTGACCGCATCGGATTGATTACCCCCGAGCACATGCACCTCACCCGGCGTGTGGCCGGCGAAGAAGCCGACGTGTCCCGGCGCATCGATGACTTCCGGGCCGGGCTGCTTCCCACGGCCACGCTTGAGAATCACCACGTCTTCCCCGTGCACCTCCGCTTCCGTCAGCGCCACGGGCCGGCCGATCGCCAACCAGGAACGGGCGCGCAAGCTCTTGGAGCGCGGCAGGCCCAGCAATCGCGCGACGTGCGCGACGAACGCGGCGCACCATGGGACCTCATCCCCGGAGGCCCACGGCGCGATCTCGCGCAGCATCGCCACGATGGCGGCATTGCTGTCCTGGCCCTCGACTTCCTCAGTGCCGAGGTACGTCTTGGCCACGGCATAGGCGGAGGTGACAATCACGGCTTGGGCCTGCGATCACCGGAGCGGAAGAAGCGCAGGATGCGCTCCAAGCTCAGCGCGACCACGAGCACCCCAACAGCGGTCGCCGCCTGGGCGACGGCGAGCCACAGGATGGCCTGTTCGAGATGGAGCATGACGCCGAGGAAGGCTAGGAAACTGTCGCTCACTGCGCCCCCGCCGTGGAACCAAGCACCGCGCTCTCGGGATAGCCGATAGAGCAGTGCTTGCAGATCCATATGGGGCCTTCCATGGGATCGCTCCCGCGCCACACGAGTGTCTTGCCGCAGGCCGTGCAGCGGGGCCAAGTGGACGTGACGTTCAGCATTCGCGGCTCGGCCACCAATAGCTCTTGAGCCACAACGGCGCTATGGGCACACCCGGCCCGCCAGCCACGACGCATTCCAGGAACACCATGCGCACGTCCCGCCACGAAACGGCCCCGCCGTGCCCTGCCCTCACCGGCGTATCCGGCTGCCCTGACTCGCTACCAGACTCGGAAGGTTTCGGCCGCGAGCGCGGCCCAGGAGCAGAGGACAAGGCACGACGGGTCACGACTTGCCCATCTCTTCCGCCATCTCCAGGATGGGGATGGGCTCCGGCCTCACTTCACGCTCCGATATGGCATCCACGCATCACGCCCGGATGCAGCACCGGCATCCTCGTTCCTTCGACCTGAGCCCTCGGCTACGCCCTGGCTACCGTCCAGAGAAAACGTGAGGGCGGCTTCTGCGTACTGATCGGGGAAGCTGGGTTTGGATGCGGCCAAGCGCACCTCGGAGCTGAAAACGTCTCAGCTCCTCCCGTGCGCCAGCCGTCCCGGCAAACACGGCTTAGAGCCACTGACGGGGGTGCGGGACAGTGGCGAGTAAGCCAGGAAGTACGACGGGGAAATATTAACTCAGCCTATTGCGCCAAGTCAAGGGGTGTGCTACGTGGTCCGCCCGTTCGTCCGACCCACCTCCTCGAGCTCGAATTTCCAATCCAAGATCCGGCCGTCCGAGATGTTGAGGCGGGGCAGGAAACTCCCACGGAGGCGGCGCGCTCGGATGAACCGGAGGTAGGTTCGCATCCCGACCAAGAACTCAGGTGGCAAATCGTCGTCGCCCGGCAAGTCGAACAGGGGATGCTGGTCGTCCACT